TCACTCTCCGCCGCTCGCATTATGGCCACCGCCAACGCTTTCATTTCCAACGCTACTATTTGCTAACGCTAATAAATCGCTCATGTTCATCTGCGCTACTACATTGTTATTATTACTAGTTTCTATTACCTGGATTTGTTCTTTTCCAAACAAGCTAACGCCCGCATCAATGAAAAGTTTAGAAACCTTTTCAGCCGCTACGATAATATTAGCGCTATCCTTTTCGTTATTCATCAAGCTCGCTCTTTTTATCATCTTAATTAACTCACCACGCGCCACAATAGCACAAAATAAAATCTGTTTTTTAATATAGGCGGTATTCATCGCTTTCAAAATCAATTCGTCGCTCGTGGTTTCAGTGATCGCTTCTAAAGCGATCGGATCTAAATTTAAATGATCTAAACTTTGTTTTAACACTTCTTTGACTTCTTCTTTTTTCGTGTCTAAAAACAAATCCATGTTTTTTTCGGTCAGCTTATCGCCTAAAATCTCTTTTATTTCTTTTTCTTCTAAATCTTTCGTGATCCTGCGTTTCACCCAACTTTGACGTATTTTGATATAGCGTAAATAATTCTCGTTCATCTTATACTTTTTCGCTAGTTCTTTAATGCTCATGCCTAGCGTTTCATACATTGCTCTTATTTCATTGAAAATTTTTCGGCTCGTCCATTCGCCTTTTTTAGCCCATTGGTTCAGTGTTTGTCGGCTTATATTAAATTTAGTAGCGATCTCGCCTTGCGTCGCTAAAGTATCCTCATAAGCTTCCCTAACCGCTCTTTTAAGATCAATCCTTGAGATAAGTTCGTTGTCTTTTTCTTCTTCTTCCATCATGATCCTCCATTCGCTAAGCTTTGGTATTTTTTGAGATCAATTTTTCCGCCGGTTTCGTTAATGTAATCGGCTTTGTCTTGGTATGATTTCATTTTAACTAACATTAACGGCGATACATTCCCGCCCAAACTCTCCAACATTTGCATGTTTTTCTTTAAAGAATTCAATAGCGTTTCTTGCGTTTGTGAAATTCTTGCGGTGTTTTCTTCCTTGCTTCTTGCTCCCCACATTGTCATAGCTTTTGCTTCATCTCTTAATTTCTGCGTTACTTGCCCGCCTTGCGCTATGGTCTTTGCAAATCTGTTAGCGTAACTAATCCTAGCGTTGTCCGTTTTTGCTAAATCGTAATCAACGCCCTTTAACCCTCTTGTCTTGTGGTTGATCCATAGCTTCACCTGGTTAATCAGTCCGCTATGTTCTTGCGCTTTTTTAATTAAATCATCTCCTAAATCAAGCGCCTTAATGTCATCAAAAATATCCTGCGTAGCTTTGTTAATGCTCGCTAGTCTTGTCTTATTCTCGCTTTTAACTTGTAAATTTCCATTCACATTCACATTCAAATCCATTCCTAAAAACTTCCTCGCCATGTAATAATCAAACGCCGTAATGCTTCTATTTTTGATCTTGTTATCCAAATAAGCGATACCGGTAGAAAGGTAAGACGGCTCATTAGCTTCTTTTAGGTTCTGTGGTGCGCTCGCTAATCGTTCTAAACCTTGATTAGTTTTACTTTCGCCTTCTGGCGTTCTTTGCGCGCTTTTAAGCGGTTTGTAAAGGCTGTTTAGTTGTTCTTCAAAAATTTCGCTTTCTAATTTTTCGTCCATGTCTTTTCCTTTCTTTTAAATCACTTTGAAAATGTTTTTTTTAAACGCTTCATCTTCTAGCTTGCCCTCAGCGATCAATTCTTTACGCTTCAAATTATAAGCGATCTCGTTTTCTATTTTCATCTTATTGTTTAAATTATGGGCTTCCAGCGTTAAAGTCTCTTGTAATAATTGCACCTTTTGGCTTTCAAGTGTAACCTGTAAATGACTTAACGCTTTTAATTCCGCTATCTTTAAAACTTTGAGTTTCTCGGCTTCGTTTAAAGCGTTATCAACGCTTTCTTTAATGAACTTTTTTAAAAATTCGCTTTCAAGCTCTTTTAAAAACATTTCCTTTAAATTTTGATTGATCACGCTATAAAACGCTTTCGGTTGTGCGCTCAAAAAACTAAAATCTAAATTCCTAATCACGCTCTCCGTGATAGCGTATAGTTTGCTTTCTAAAATCCCTAAAATCTTACTCGTTAGCGCGTTTATGGTTTCCCTCGTGGTTTCGCTTACGATTTCCTTTTTAGCTTCTTTGATTCCGCTCTGTAATTCTCTATCGCTTAAAAGGGTATCAAGTTTGCTTTTAATCTCGTTTTTCAGTTCTTGCTTTAGGGCGTTTGTTATCGCTTGCTTATCAAATTGGCTGATTAGTTCGTTTCTAACTTCTTCGCTCAGCGCTTGCTTATTGATTAGTTCTTTAACATTTTCTTTTATAATTAAAGGTATCTCCACTAATTGCCCGTTTAAATAGCCTTGAAATGTGTTTTTTAAGCTTTCTAAGTTTTCATTAGATTTATTTTTGACTAGATCGCTTAATTCGTTCCTCGCTAATCCTAATACTTCATTATTTTTTTGTTTGAGCGTTTCGCTTTCGGTAATGAGTTCTTGTATTTTATTATAGAGTTTCATTTTTTTCTCCTTGCTATCTTTACAAAACATTTTACAAAAAAGAGTAAATACTTTTAAGTGTTAGTTTTTTTAAAAGCGTTTATTAGGACTTCATAGCTTTGTAACTTCGCTTCGCATGTGTTGTCTTTAATGATGATTTTATGGTATTTGTCTTTAATTTTGGTTACTTCTAAAAGCTTGTTAGCCTTGTATTGTTGGCTTTCTAATTCTAGCGTTTCAATCGCTTCATTTTGCTTGATCAAATGCGTTTCGTTAGCCGTTAGTCTTTCATTCGCTAACGCTAATTTAACTTTTAGGTTACTATTCAAAACTAACAAAATAACGATGACAATATAAGGCATAATCCCCCTAAAAACCCTAAAAATCAAATGATAAGGCATTAATATTTAAACATAGGATTAGCGTAAATCGCTTTAAATTCTTCTTTAGTGATGGTTTTCTTTGGCGTTGTTGGTGTTGTTGGCGTGTTGTTAGCGCTTTGTGTGGTTGGTGTTGTTAGCGTGTTTGGTTTTGTTGGCGTTGTTGGTGTCTGTTTAGCTTCATTACCTAATCCTACGCTCGCTTTAGCGTTTGGCGTTGCGTTCATTAGCCACTCTTGTTGTTTTTTGTTTAGCGCGTTTTCAAGCTCTAAGGCTTTCGCTCTGTGATCGTTTAATCTTTTGTTTTGCCTGTGCGTTTCTTCATTTAAAGCCTGGTTTCTTTTAGCAAATTCCATGCTTAATTCGGCTTGTCTTTTTTGCAAGTCAAACGCTTCGGCTTGTTTCTTATCATTAGCAAAATCGCGCATTCTTTGATACTTCAAGGCTTCTTCTCTGATTTTAGCGTTATCAAAAAGGCTTCCTGCATTAGCGATCGTGTTAGCAAAATTCCCCATGCTTTCATTTAACACTAAATTAGCGTATCGTTGGTTATTCAACGCTTGATTAAAACTATCTAATCCGCCTCTGCCCGCTGTGATGCTTTCAAAATAAGCCATTTAGCTAATCCTTTCTTTGAGTTTGTTAGCTATCACGCTTATAGTGATATCTTTAGCTAAGCTTGTTTTAGCGTTGCTCGCTTTAAAGGTGATCGTGTGTTTTCCTACCTTATCGCTTCTAAACAAACACACGCTACCGCTCGCTATCTGTTCGTTAGCTTCATTATAAAAGCCTTCGGTCGCATTGGATAAAGTGCTAAAACCCCATAACCTCACTGGCGCGTCTTTCAACACTTCTAATTTATCGCTAAAAACCTGTATAGAATTAACCTCGCTTTGTTCGTTCAATTTGTCTAATTCCTTACTCAAATTGTTTAAAATCATTTTAAGTTCGTTCGTTTGTTCTTTTTCTTTCATGCTAACTGTTCCCCCGTTGTTTAATGAAATTTGTTCGTATTCACTGCCGATCTGTGCGATGATTTTAAACGCTGTTTCAAAATTATGGAATGTAATATCATTAGCTGCGTTGGCTCTCACTTGCAACAAGCTTATAAACGCGTTCGCTCGGTTGATCAGGGCGTTATCTTTTAGGCTTTTTAGCATCGCTTGGCATTGGATAAGCTTATTAAGCGTTTCGGCTTTGGCGTTCTGTAAATTCGCTAGCATCCCTAAAAAATCTATTTGCATTTTAGCCCTTAACTGCTCGCTTTGTAAGCCTTGCGCTTCTTCATTTAAAGCTAGTTGCTCGCTCTGTAGCGCCGCTTGCATGCTGATAGTGTTTAAATCTTTGTTATTGAAATTTTGCTTTTGTAAGGCTTCTTTAAATAAAGTAAAATTTCTTATAAACCTCGTTGTATCCATTTTTAAGCCTTATCAATCACCTTAAATAAAAAGTTATTAACGCCTTTGTCTTTGACTAAATCAAAAAACTTTTTTACCGCTTCATTACTTTTATAAATCATTTCTTCATCGTGTTGCATCCCTAACAAAACACACCCTAAAGTATCATGTGCGCTGTTTCCTACATGAATTAAGATCTTTCGGTTTTTGAAATCCTTGTTATTAGGATCGATAAGCTGTAACACTTCATGGCGCTTATTATCGCATTTTTTGTTTTGGTATTCTTTAGGCACCGTGCAACTCGTATCGCTCCACTCTAATTCATAATCTCTCGCAACAATTGGCTTATCTAAGTTCGGCGTGTCCGTTGGCTCTCCGCTGTTTTCTAATGAGAAGCAACTAAATAAGGCGTCTTTCTTTTCATAGTGTTTTAGGATCGCTTTATCGCTTAGGCTTTGATCGTGAGTGCTTTCAAACACTCTAAAGCTCCCTAACATGCCGCTTTCTTTCTTGTCTTTCCTTGTTAGTGGCCTTAAATCGTATTTTCTTTCTAATAAGACTAAATACATTAACTTCCTTCAGTTTCTTGATATTTATTTAAGCAAAATCAAGGCGTGATTTTAAGGGTTATTGTTTTTGGTGCAAAACTTCAAATCGTTTTCTAATGTCTCCGTATAAATCAATAACGCTCGCAAGTATTCCAACGCTTCTAAATGCGCGCTCGGTCGTGTCGGTATTTCAATATCGCATTTAATTGGAGCTTTAACTTCTCTATAAATTATCTTTTTAGCGCATGCGCTAAAGCTAACGCTACAAACAAACGCTAAAAATAAAAGCTTATTGTAAAATTTCATAAATTAACGCTTGAGAATGCTTGTAAAACACACGGTCATTATTATAATCGGTCGGTAGGCTTTGCGTGGTTAAACCTTCAAATTCAGTATTAGTTAAATAGCTCAATTGAAAGCCTTCCGTATTACTGGTATAATTTACATTAATCCATAAATCTTTATGCTTCCTCGCAAATACCGCTATTTTATAGTCCGCTTTCTCGCTTGGCGTTTTGAAAACACAATTTACCTGGTAAGTGTCTATGAACGCTTGACTGGGTGTTAAATTAATGGTTTTATTTTGATAAAAGCTATTGATGATCGGATAGACTTTAGAATTAGCCTTCAAGCATAACACCATTTCACCCATGCTATCGCTATAAATCCCGTTCGTGGATAATTGATAAGGCATGCTAAATTGCACGATATAGCTTTTATTCGCGATTAAACGAGCATCATTGAATTCAAACAATTCCAAAAACTTATCGCTTTCATTTTTAAAAAACCTTTGGTTCCCATAAATAAAAAGCCCTAAAAATTTTAAATTCACGCCCTCCATTCGTGGCGTGTTTAACAGGCTTTGAGTGGTAGCTTTCAACTTTTCTAATTCCAACGCTAGATTATTTTTAGCTTCTGTGAGTTCAGCTATAAGATGCGTTTTTAGTGCGTTTCCTGCTTCATTTAGCTTTTGTGTTTCGTCATTTCTAACGATTTGTAATTCCATATTCAAGCGCGCTTCTAGTTCTTGTTTTTTCGCTTCTAAACTATTCGCTAAAGCGTTCATTTTATCTTTTAGTTCTTGTCCGCTTGTTTCATAGCCTGCTAAAGCGTTTTTTATCGCTTCAACTTTTTCTACTAAATCGTGATCGCTAAAGTTTTTTAACAGATCTAACTGGTTTAAAACCTTAGAAATTTCATAAATTCCCTCTAAACTGCGAGTTACTTGTTCTTTGAAATCCCCGTTATTTAAAGCGTTTTCTAAATTTTTCAAATCCATTTTACAACCTTTTTTTTAAACCATCTAACACTAAAATGCTTACACTCTCCGCTCCTAAATACCCAACGCCTCCACTAATCGATACACACAAGCTCATAGGAAAATTAAAAAAATAATCCACAATTTCGTAACTAATCCAAGTTATAAGCATGCTCGATCCCAACCCTTGAACAATGTAGAACAATTTTTCGGTTTTGTTTTTAAAAACTTCGTCTCTCATGCTTCTTAAAACATACAGAAACCCAACAAATAAACCGATCATTGCTACCAACAAATACGGGACAAATTTGGAGATTTCAAAACCTAAAATTAAAACATGTTGCATCACTTGATCTTAATTTTCTTGTCTTCAAAATGTTCAACCTGAATGCTTTCTAAATGCTCCGCAATCGTTTCTACGACCTGCAAATTATTCCTTAAATCGTTTTTTAGTTTTTCGGTTTTGTTCAAGTTTTCAATGATCAAAACCAGTTCAAAAATTTCTAAAAGGCAAAATAAAAACAACAAAGCGGGTATAATTTTTAAATATTTTTCATCCCACATACGCCATCCCTTAAACTATCTCATTGAGATAGCTTAACTCTAAAATTTCTAAAATTTCATCATCGCTTAGACTTTTTCTTTTGATTTTAACGATAAAATCCCTGTAACCTCTATTTTTTAAAAGTTTCAAGCTTCTTTTATTAGCCTTTTTATGCGCTAAACGCTTTTTTTTAATGTTTTCAATATTCTTAAAATGTTTAATATAGTTTTTATTTTCCATTAAATGCCTTTCTTTTTCTCTTATTTAATCTTAATTGCGCGTTATTTTTAAGGGTTAGGTTTAGCTAGATCCTCCATGTCGGTTTGGCTTTAAATCTGGCGTTATAGCTTTCTTTAATCTCTCGTTTTACTGGCGCTTTCACGCTCTCATGCGTTATCGCGCTCGCTAAAGCGTCTATACAATCATCTTTTTTGAAAGGTTTATCCGGGTTAAAGCTAAAAAGTTCTTTTTCTATCTGTTCGGTGTTGTTGCTAGAATAGCTAAACACTAAAAAACCGGTATTGTAAAAAGGCCTTATTGCTTTGATTTTATCCACTTTAGAAATTTTTCTGCTTGGCGTGTAGCAAATAATCTCATCGTTTAATAATTCTTTGTTGCTTTCTTTGTTTTGTTGGTTATGTCTTGCTAACGCTACTAAAAGCAAACGATACAAAATTAAACCTCCGCCATCGCTTTCTATAAAAGTTTTTGCGTCCTTGTATTTTTCTTTATGCGCTAGAATGTGCTTAATGGTTTCTTCTTCGCTCCATATCCCATAAGAACAATCTAAAACGATATACCTAACGCTTTCTTTGTAATTTTCAACGCCCACGACTACTATAGCTCTATTATCCGCTTTCTGGCTCAAGCTTAAAGCGTTATCTACAAAAATATAAGTATTTAACTCTCCTAATTCATGCGTAAAAACTTTCTTCAAATACTGCGGATCAAAATACCCACCAGCGCTAACGACGGGTTCTTGTTGGTATTGCGCAAAAAATTCATCGTTACCTATTTGCAACCTTAAGGCTTCTAATTGCTCTTTATTGTGTTTGGCTTCAAATAACGGCGTATCTTTCTCTCTTGAGTGTTGAAAATCTTTTATTTTGTAAAATTCTTTGTTTTCGTTCAAGGCTTTAAGCTGTATGATCTCCCATTGTCTGATCGTTTCAATATCAAACTCTCTCTCGCTTTGTAAAAACCCGCATAAATCATTACTCCCTAAGCGCTGCATAAAAATCGTTATGTTAGAGTTAGTGTCTTGCAAGCGTGTAATAACGCTTTCTTTGAAATTCATGTTAACGGTATTCACTTCTTTTTTAGAACTCATATCGCTTACTTTGATCGGATCATCAATGAGTATTTGATTAGCATGAAACCCGGTAAGCGCGCTTTTTAAAGTTGTTACAAACAAGCCCCCACCCTCTCGTAAAATAAACTCTCTTGCGTTGTTTTGCAAAAACTCTAAAGGCTCATCAAAAAAGATAGTTTTATAAAAAAAACTACTCATCAAATTCCTTACTTGGTTAGCGATCTTTCTGCATAATTCGTCGCTGTAAGAAATATAAAAGATTTTTTTAGTCCTATCTTTCCCTAAACTCCAAGCTATAAAACACCTTGCGATAATTTCCGTTTTGCCATAGCTTGGAGGCATGTTCAAAATCAAACGCCTAATCAACTCGTCGCTTTGGCATGTGTTAGCCTGCGTGCATTCTAAAACCTTGCATAAATATTTAATGTGCCAGTTGTCTAAAAACGGCTTATTTTCGTATCTTTCCCACTTCAAGCGTAAGAAGTGGTAAAAATCACGCCTTGCTAATTCTCTGATCGCTATTTCTTTCAAAGCTCTTTGCTTATCCATTGAATAACGCTCCTACAAAAAAACAAAGCGCTACAATAAAGCTAACCCCTAACGCTAAAACTAAAACGCTTATCCCTAACACTTCTAAAATTTTCACTTCAAGGCTTTCAATAATCTAAATTCTGCGCGCTCGGGTATTTGCGCCATGTCGTTTTATCGCTCGTTTTGAGTTTCTTTTTTGGCTTCGCATCAATTTCGGCGTTTTTGTCTTTTTTGGCGTTTTCTTGTTGCATTTCGCTAATCGCTACCGCTTGGTTAATTTTTTCGCTTTCGTTCGTGGTCTGTGATAACGCTCCTTGTTGCTCGTATTTGCTCGCTTTAGCTTGTAATTCTGCGATCTCGGCTTGTAATTTTTGGATTTGTAAGGCTTGGATTTGTTCGTTATAAGGCGCGTTCGCTTTGGCGTTTTCTTGTTGCATAGCGTTAGCGTTTTGTATCGCTTCTAAAACATCGTTAGTAATAGGGCTATCCATGTCGTTTAGCATCAACGGCACTAAACTAGGCACTATATCCGGTCTTATGGGCGCTAAAATCTTTAAAAGTTCGTTCCAGTTATTCCATTTTTCATCCCGACTCTCCGTCTTTAATTGCGATTTCAAAATCAAATCAAATTTAAGCGGTCTTATCTTGTTGTCATCGCTAGAATTGATTTTAAAATACCTATCCCCTAGCTTCCTATCCACGATTTTAAAAACCTGTTCTTTAGTGAAATACTCACAAATGAAGCTAATCGCTAATTTAAACACCAGCCGATCCATGTCATCTGTAGCTTTTAAAAAGGTTTGAAGGCCCATTAAACCGCTTTCTTTCCTTTGAGCGATCGCAACCCCACTCTGCCTATTAACGGCTATGCCTAAGCTTTCATCGTTAAGTCCTGCTAATAATCTTAATAATTGGCGTTTTTGTTCAGCTTTAGCGCTTAAAGCGCTTAAATCCGCTTGATTGTTCATAAATTGGATTTTATGATCCTTTAAAGCGTTCGGCCGCACTTTGGCGATCGCATTGTCTAAGCTCATGGTTTCTACAAATTCCGCTACATCTACCACGGCGTCCTCTTCAAACATCGCCTTAAAACTCCCCATCATATTGCCCATGCGGTTTTCGGCGTAGTTAATGAAATCTTGCATAGGCTTAATATCTCTAAACAAGCCGTAGTAATTATTCAATTCGTCCGTGTATAGCTTGGATATTATAAAAGGGCATGCGCCGTTTTTGAAAGGTTTTAATTCGCTTTTATAAATCCCCGCGCTTCTATTCCATAAATACCTATTCCATTCATAGCTTTTTGTTTCTTCATTGAATTCTTTATACCAACTTTCAATCACGCTCGCTATTCTTTCGTGATTCACATTAGAATAATTGATTATCACGCTCTCATCAAACAATAATAAGGCTTCTTGCTCGGTGATTTCTAGCATCTTATGAAAACGCCTCGCATCTAATGCGTTCTTATCGGTAGAAAAATAATCTATTACAAAACTTTCAGGTTTTAAGGCTTTAATATCAATTTCAACATTATTTTCACTATCTTGCGTTACCCACAATTGGATCACACCTAAACCGCCGATCAAAAGGTTCTTATCTCTTTCTATCATGGATTTATCGTAATTTTCTTGTTGGATGAAAACCTGTAAAAGACTATTCAATAAATCGCTTAAGGCTCTGTCTTCTTCTTGTTTAGGGCTTAATCGTATTTCGCTAATGCTTTCTATTTTGTAACCTAAAATCTTATTTACGATCACTTTAAACATGTTTTCTACGATTGGCGTTTGCCCGCGCTCTAAAATAATGTTTAAAACATCTTGCGGGAGTTGGTTGCCGTTGTAGTATTTCTTGGCTTCTAAAAATTCCAAATTAGCGCTTAAAGCCTTTTGATAGTCGTTAGAAAAATCGTTCTGTAGTGTGGTAAAGTCCATAAATAAGCCTTGTTCTTTTGACTAAAGATTAGCTAAATCTAAAACCTTGTCATGATGTCAGCGTTGTTTTTTGCGATATTGTCAATCGCTTCTCTGTTTTTTAAGCGTTCTTGTTCTCTGGCGTTGTAGCGTTGTTTTTCCAATTCAAACTGCTCCTTAGCCATTCTTTGGCTTTCTTTAGCGCTTTTGTTTTGCTCGCTAAAATTGATCGCTCCCACGATCAAGCTCCCTAAACCGCCAATAGCTCCTCCTAGCATCCCTAAACCTCCATAACCTCCTACATTCTCCATGAAGTTAGAAAATTTAGAAGTTTTAGGCGTTGGCTTGTAATCATTCACAAAATCGCTATAACTCGTTTTAGAAACATTCAACAAGCCGAAGTTTTTAGGGATGCTCGCTTTGGCTTGCGTTTGCGTTTGTGGCTTGAAGTAGTCCGGATCATTTAAAGGGTTTTTAAAAAACATGGTTTTAATCCTTTCTAAATGCTAAAATCTTTTAATATTCTACTTCAATCACGCTCGGCAAAAAGTAAAGCACTCTTAGCACGCCTTTAGCGTCTTCCCCATTAGCGCTTTTGATTTCCGCTACTACAACTTTAATACTTGTAGCCGTGTAGTCTTTAGCACTCGTGGCGTGCTTAGTGGTTATGATATTGTCTAAAGTCAAAAAATAGTTTTTTTGGGTTTCATCTTTGAAACCCACGCTAACAGTTCCAGAATTAGGGTTACCTACCACTTCTAAACTCACCTTAACGACTTCCGCACCAGTAGGTAAAGCCACTAAATCATAAACGCCGTTTTTTAACTTAAATTCCGCTTTTGCTAGATAGCTAACACTCTGAACTTTTTGTTTCATCTTTTTTTCCTTTCTTATTCCATGTTAGAGATTAAGCCGATCACGGCGTAATCTTGGTTATCATAAGGCGTTACCACTCCGTCCGTGCTTTGATACCTTGCTTTTGATACACCTAAAAGACAATCCACGCCAACGAGTGATTTTCTTCCTGCGTCCACGGTTTCATCAATGTAAAATCTTGTTTCTTTAGAGCCTGCTAATAACACCGCGCTAGCGCCGATCAAGCAACCGATCGAGATTTCTTTTTCTGGTTGTTTGTCTGTTTTTTTTATCTTTTCTTTGAGTTGCTGCGGCGTTACAATGTGATTCACATTCGCTTTATTGAGGTAGCGCGTAAAATCGTTATCGCTTATCGTAGAGTTTGGCATGCCAACATTAAGCTTATTCCACACGCCCGCATCAATCACCGGGCAATTGTCAATCACCCCTAAAAGCCCGCTATAGAGCATGCCTTTATCCTCTCCTGCGAACGCGTAAAGCTTTCGTAATTCTTTAAATTCGCTATCGGCTTTTAATTGGTTGGCTTGGTAGCTATCTAAAAGGATAATGTAGCTTGTGTTTTGCACTACCACATTACCAACGCTTTGCATGGTTGCTCTAATCGGTTTGATAGGAAACGCTTTGTTGTTTTCGCTTTTTAAGCCGTTTCTGGCGTAAAAAATCGCTTTTCTAATCGTGGCTACATTCATCGTATTATTGTAAAGGCAATTCGTAAAATCGTTAGTCAAGCTTGCAACGATCCTTTTATCTCTTTCTTCATTCATCCATGTGGTCAAGCTATCTACGCTTTCCTTAATGAAATCAATGCGCTCTAACTCGCTGTAAGCTTTGATTTTAGACCTTAAGGAATTACCAAAAGCGTCCGGATAGATCGTTTGGCTTAAGATTTCTAAATTATCGTAATTCGCTTCAAAATCCGTATTGCCGCTCACACCGCTACCGCTTAACTGCGCTTTAATCCTTGGACGGAATGGTTGCTGACTAGCAACGCTAAAAAGCCTAACGCCTCGATCCGCTCCTGTGCCTGTGATGCTAAAAAACGGGCTTTTTACCCAGCTTGCATTTTGGATCTCTCTACCAACTTCTATCCCTAAATTAGGGTTATTGGAAATGTTATTAAAATTGATGTTATTAAGTTTTTCTAACATTCTACTACTCCTTAATACCTTGTCATGATGTTTTCATTGTTAGCGTATCCTACACCGCTAACGCCGTTACCTAACGCTTCTTTAGGCAATTTGTTTTCTTCTTCGCTTTTAGGCTCTTCTTTAGCGTTTAAAGCGTTAAAGTAGTCAAAAACCGCTTCAAAAAAATCCGCGCCATCTAACTTGTCAATCTCTTTTTTAATGCGGTTAGGGATTTCTTCGTTATAAAACTCTAAAAGCTCGTTAAAATCAATTTCAGGGTGCTTTTTCAAAAACGCTTGCTTATCTCTTTCAATTTCTTCAGCGTCCTTGTCTCTTTGGATTTCATCGCTTAAGTCCATCGCCTTGCTTACCTTATCCGTAAGTTTTTCTCTCAAATAGTTGTTTTGCTCTGTGAAAACAAAACGATAAAACTCGGGCTTGTTGCTAAAAAACAAATCTTCCACTTTCTCGCTCGTCTTATCTACCATGTGCTTAATAAAATCTTGCTCTAAACTCGCCTCCGCTTGCGCGATCTCTCTTTTTAGAGTTTCAAGCTCGATCTCTTTCTCTTTGATGCTCATACTTACTTATCCTTTCTTATTGATATTCAAACTTTAACAAAAATTAAAAATGTTTTTAAGAGTTAGGTTTTTGTAAAAAAATAACCCTTTTTTTCATTTTTTATTTTGGTTAATATTTTCTTGCTATTAGGTTTTTTCTGTCGTTCCTAATAGCTGTTTCTTTTCTGGTTTAGTTATAATGTTGTTAGAGCATTTGTAACTTTTAGCGCCTCTTGATGGGATATAGTATCAAGAGGCATCATTAAACCCTTACTACTTTGCTAAAATGAATATTCTTGGAATACATCAGGCTTAAATAGTTCGTTAGGTTGTCTTTCGCTAATTTCAATAATTGCTTATAGTTTACTAAAACGCTAAAATTGGTTTCATTGTTGGGGATTTCTAAAAGGTTACATAAAACGCTATATACTAAAACTTCAAGGCATATTTTAGGCAATTTGATCGTGTCTAGTATGTTACTCACTTCTTCGCAAGTGTAATAAATCACTTCAAGCTCACCGCTTCTAAACGGCGTAACGCTTAATTTATCGCTCAAAATCAATAATTCTATTTCTCCGTTATCTCTTTCTATCGTTGAACGGCTTTCTATTTCTTTCTTATCTAATTTGACGCTTTCTATACCTAAAAGGTTGTTAATCGTTAAAAAGCGTTCTTCTTCAGTGATTAAGGCTCTTGTGATCGCTTTGTTAAGTTTGAACTCTAAACAAATTTTTAAAATTGCTTGGTTGATATTTTCCACTAGCACACTGTCTAAGATTTCGTAATTCCCTACTTCGTTATCGTTTAGGCGTTCTCGCACTTTCGCTACTACTTCGCTAACTTCTATCATTTCAAAATCCTTTCTATCAATTGCTTTTCTTTCTCTAAAAAAAACTTAGGCTCAAGATAGATAAAACCTTTTTCTATGTTTTTGTCATAGACTTCTAGAAAATCCGTTAATAAAGTCTTTTGTTGCGTGTTTTGTGGCTCTTTGTCGTTCAATAGGTAGTTTTCTATACTCTCCACTAAAAGAGCGCTAAAATTGAGATTTTTAGGGCAATCTCTATAATCCAACTCGCCCACACCCTCACAAACTCCAAAACTAACGCCGTTAAACTTGAAAAAGTTTTTTTGCGTCAAGGGTAGTTTCACTTTTTGCTCGGCTTGGATTTCTTGCTTGTGTATCAAAACGCCTCTATAATCAAACGCTTCTAAACTCCCGCTAACATCAAATACCACTATCCGCATCACTTCATCCTCCTTGACTTGTTAGATCTTTTTGTTGTAATATCAATCAATGGGTTAGAGAATATTTCTAACCCATAAAAACACTTTTTAAGTGTGCCAAGAGACCCTGACACATAAGACGAAAGGGCTTGTGTATGGTCAAGGTGAGGCTTTTTAATCATTTTCTTTAATATTTTTCTTATAATCTGATGCATTTTTATAATCTCCTTTCTCTTTAAACATGGTTTTAAATATAAACTCGCTTTTGTTTCTATTGATTTGTTCCACTACCACAAAATGATCATTAACTTGCTTATAGCTTATTATTCTATTATCGCGTTTAATGGTTTCATCTGCATTTTTGACAATATCTCTATAATTAGCTATATCTTTGTAAGTTATTGGTGGTTGTTTGCTGAATTTAACGCTAGGTGAATTAATCCCATGCTTATTTAATGCATGTTGTATCCCTTGATAATCAATAATAGCTTTTGCATTTTTAGGATATGTGAAATTAAAAGCCGTTATCTCGTCTTCATCTAGCCTCTCTATACCTACCTTAGCATGTTTTTTGTGAATGTATTCAACGATCTCGGGCGTTAAATTATCGTCTCCTATCACTATAATGTCTTTTCCATTATTTGGGCTTTCATCAATGAGTTTTTTAATTTCATCAAAACGAAGTTTTTTAAGCGCTTCAGCTTTTACCCCTTTCCCTGTTTCTAATTTGCGGAGTTTTTCGGCTTTGGCTTGTTCGCTCTCTTGCTTTTTTAGCGCGTTTGTGTTAGGATTAGGTCCTACGGAGTTTAAAGAATTAAATGCCTTTTCTTTAGTGATTGCTTGCGGAGTAGACCGTAACGCTTGCTTCTCTGTATCATATAATTCATAACTGCTTATCACCCAATGATTTTCTAATTTTTCTTTTTTCCACTCATTATTCAAACCTACTCTCTTATTTCCATAATCTACAAACACACGCCCTAAACTATCCGTTCCTTTAGTGCCTTTCTCTAACACTTCAGGGATTGATTTAACTACGCTCATGGCGTATTCTTTAGCTTCTGTTTCACTTAAGCCTTTCTTCATCTCGTTAGATATTCTACGCTCTAATATATGCGCTAATCCATAACCGTTGCTATCTTTAGTCTTTGGCGTTCCCCAAACTAAATCAATATCCCCTAAACCTTCCTTATAAAACGCTCCCGCTACAAAACCTTTTTTAGTTTCTAATAGCTTGTTAATCGCTCCTAATCCATCACCCTTAAACTCGCTATAATTCTCTCCCCATTCGCTAGGTATTTCAAGTTTTGGTTTAATCCCTTTCTCGCTCTCTTTTTGCATGTCCTTAACGGCTTCTATCAAGCGCTTTAAAACGGGATTATTTTCGTTTGGCTCTCTATTAACCATTAAAAGGTAATGCGTGAAGTCGTAAATATCAATATCCTTAAATTCCTTACTATCAGGGCTAAACATGTCTTTGGTAACATCTGCGATTTTGAAATCTTTCAAACCTTTTTTAATGTTATCGCTCTTTAAGGCTTCAAATAACGCTTTGCTAGGATCATCAAACCTCGCAAACCTTGCGATCGCGCTTCCTAAAATCTCGCTGATATCGCTCGTATTTTGTTCGCTCTTTTCAAACATTTCTAACGAACTCGTTTTATAGAATTTTTCGCTCAAATCTTTCAGGCTCTCGCTCGTGCTTTGGTAATTCTTTAAATTGGCAAAACTGCGATCCATGATGTCGCTCAAATAAGCGTTTAAACTCACCTTAGGGAAATTCATATCGTGAATTAGATTATGAAAACTCCCAGCGTTATCTACAAACATTTTTTTAACCTTTTCATAACTTTTAATGTCGTTAGAAAATTCTTTCTGCCAGCGGTTTAATAGTTCTATCCCTTGCGTTTTCGTCCTTGGCATGTTAAACATAAGCAACGCTAAATTACTATCGCCTACATTAGGGTGGGTAGCCTTATCAAAATTAAGGTTTTTAGCCACAATGTTTTTTAAGGAGTAAATGCTATCAGCGTCTAATTTTTGGTCTAATTCTTTCAATTTCGCTTCGTAGTGGCTTAAAACCGCTATCGCATGATCGCTCTCGCTGTTAAAGCGTCCTTGATTAGATGAAGCCGCTAAATTGTTGATCTCGGTATTGTTTAAGCGCTTGTTAGGTATCCTTACTAACAATTCGTCCGGTTTTAAATCTATGTGGTAGTATTCCTTGATCGCTTTCTCGTAAGTGTAACGGCTTTTAGGCGTGAAGTTTAGCATGCCTTGGACTCGGTGGTTGCCTGCGATCACTTGCCCGTCGTTGAGAATGATCGGTAAATCTTCAAAACCTCCGCTCCCAAATATCTTTTGTGGGTCAAAATTGTTTGAAATGCTTTTGATCTGCTCTTCGTTCATGTCGGTGCGTTTTTGCGTCCCGCCTGTGGTGAAGCTCGGTTTTAAGTCTTTGGCTTTGACGATCGCATAGTCTAGATCGTAAATCTCTCTTTCGTTCAATCTCACTCGGCTTTTGGGGATTTGTGTTTGCGCTTGCACGGGTATATCTTCTCCTACTTCTATTTTAGTCTGGCTTTCAATGTTGCCCGCATTCCCTCGCTCGTGTTCTAATTTCTTTTTTAACGCTTCCTTGCGTGCGTTTTCCTGCTCTTTAGCTTTTAAAAATTCCTGTTCGCTTTCTAGCTTTTCGCTTTCTAATTTGGCAAGCTTTTCAGCGTTGGCTTGTTCTAGGGGGCTTAAATTTTTAGCTTCTTGTGTGGTTTCGTTTAAATCTTTGCTTGTTTTTGATAAATCCTCTTGATCTGTTAAATCTTTTTGTGTAGGATTAGTTTCATTAATCCCGTTATCCTTTGAGGTGCTAGGTTGTGGTCTGGCTTCTCTAAAATCTTTAAAATTCCTATAAAAATCAAAAATCTTATTTCCATCGTTTAAATCATCTACGACTAACCTAATCTTAACGCCGTTATTATCCCATTCGTAAGCATATCTAAACCCGTTTTTAATCCTTTCAAAACTCTCTAATAACACGCTTCCGTTTTTAATCGCTTCGCTCATGTTGATTAGCTTGTCGTTCGTTAAGGTGGTCGCGCTCTCTTCTCCGTTCTGTTTAACTAGTATCTTTTTCGCGCCCGCATGCCTTGTGCCTTGTTCTAAAAGGTAAAGGTCGTTTAAATCTATGCCTTTAATCTCTGTTTGATCTAATTCTCCCTTAAAAACCTTTAAAACTTGTTGCTGTTCTTTAGTCAGCTTGCTTTCATCAATCTTTTGTAATTCTTGTAAGGCTTTTTCGTATTTAGTGGCTTTCTCTTTGATTTCTTCGCTCGCGCTTTTAACGCCGTTATTAAGCTCTTCAATGATTTTAAGCGTGTTGTTGCTAAATTTAGCGTTTTTAGCGCTTAATTCTAAATTCTTACTAAACTCGCTTATGCTGTGGCTTCTTTCTAGCGCTCTTTTAATGTGATACTTTAAAGCGGCTCCTGCGGTGGCTTCGTTTAAAGCTTTGGGTAATTTAATCCCTAAAATGCGATCAGGAGCGTTGCGGTATAGCGTTCCTAGCGTGAATTTAGTCCATTGGTATTTTAACGCTCCGCTTAAAGTGGTCGCTAAACCTTGGCTTAAGTTCTTGGTGGTGGCTGGCTTTAGGCTCTCTGCGATCTTAGCGTCGTTTTTGAAAAGCTTATGAAAACCGCTCGCTATGTCAATGTATTCTTTAGCCTTGGGCGTGGTAAAAACATCATCTTTAAACTCGTTTAGCTTGTTGAAAAACTGCGTGCTGTCAAACACTTTTAAGCTTTCATCTTGCTTTAGGCTTTGTTCCATCAACCGGTTAAGCATGCTCAATTCTAGGCGTTGTTTATCGCTTTCTTGTAAGCCTTTAGTTAGCGCTTGGTAATTACTTAAATCTTTTTGACCTTGGCCTTGTATGATTTTCATTAAGCTATTGATAGCGTCGCTTTCTTGCGTGTGTTTGTCTCGTATCTTAGCCTTATCCACTAAATCTAAAGCCTGCTTCATGTCTCTATAATCGCTAATAGCGCTTTTTTGGAGTTCGCTAATCTTTTCATAAGCACTTTTGTTTTGTTTCAATAAGCTTTCTATTGCACTGTCTATGTCGTTTTTTAGAAAATTAGCGCTCGCTTTTTGGATATACCCTAAAGTAGAAGGATCTTTTACATTACGCAAATAAGCATTGATTAGCTGGCGTGAGTTCTTTAGTTGCTCATAAGTAACGCCGTTAGGGTTATATACATTTTCTTCAATCTGTCTTAAAAAGCTTTTAGCTTGCACATCGATCTCGCCTTGCGCTTTCAAGTCATTTAAAAACTTTTGAAAATTCGTTATATCTTGCACACTATCTCGTAAATTCACCTTGTAGCTGTCATCGTATAGCTTTCCTATGATTTCGTTTAAGGCTTTGTCATAGCTTTCTTTGGTGCCTTGTTCTAAATTGTCAAAAACGCTCTTAATCTCGTAGTCTTTCAAATCAAACTGCTTCAAGGATTTGGTTAAATTCTCGGTCGTTTGATTTAAAATAGATTTTAGGTTAGCGTTGGCTTTGGGGCTTAAGTTAGCCGCTTCAATCAAAAACGCTAAGGTGTTGCCGGTTTCATCGCTTCGTATTGCTCTTATAAAGGCTTGTTGCTGTTCTTTGTGGTTGTCTAGCGTTAGGATTTCTTTCACCTTATCGTAAGCTTTTAATTTGCTTTCATCGCCTTTGAAAACGCTTTTTATCTTATCTCGTAAAAAATCGTTAGCGTTGTTAGTGTTGATCTTAGTTTCGCCTCCAAACTGCGCGCTAAATTCTTTTAAAGCTTCTTGCTGTTCTTTAGATAGCGTGGTTTCTATGATCTCGCTGGCGCGCTTGGCGTTGCCGGTGAAAAAGTTTTTAGTGAATTGAAAAGGCATGCTCATTTCGGCTAATTTTAAGGGCGCTTTAGCAAGCGGTTTTAAAACCTTACCGGCTCCTAACATAAGCGAATCGGTCGCTAGAGATAAAGCGCCTTCACTTAACGCATGCCTTATGATTTCATCGGCTTTATTTTCTCGATCTAGTGCTAGATTAGTCACGATCGCATCGGTTGCGGCGCCTGTGGTGGCTCCTAATGCTGCACCTGCGATCGCTCCTCCCACTAACCCTAAAGCTCCAGCACTCTTACCGTATTTAGCGCCTGTGATACCACCGGCGAGGCTTCCTGCTAGTGAAAACTTATTATTTAAAAGGCTTTGCGTGAAATTGTCTATAAAGCCATCATTAATTTTATAAACCTTATCACCTTTGACTACAAATGGCTCATTTTTTTCATTGTAGATCACGCTATCAAAATGATAGAGGTTTTTAGCGATCGTTTCAAAATCTTGCTTAGCTTTTTCTTGCGCTTCTTTGTCAGCACTTGTGAATAAACTAAAAAAATCCTTGTTCTTGTCAATGTTGCTAAAGGCTAAGTAGGCTTTCTGTATTTCTTTAGTTATATCCTTGGCTTTTTCTTTTTCCTTGTATTCTTTAAGCTTCTCAACTTCGCTTTTACCTGCGATAGCATCAAGTGCATTATTAAAAAAACCGCTATCATCGCTTATTAATTCCTTATCGCTCTCTGTGAGTTCCTTACTCGTTTTTTGTAAAATCTCTTTTCTTTGTAAGTCTTTTTGATAGTCTTCTTTGGCGATCTCGTTCTTGGTTTTAAGCGGGTTAAAAAGGCTCGTTTCGGCTTTGTTGTAATAATCATCTTTGATTGCATTGGGTAAATCTTTAAAATCTAGTTTATTGTCTATAGCTTGCGTTTTAAGGTCTGTTAGCTGTTTCTCTCGCTCTTTGGCGTTCTCTGTTTGGTATCCTACAAATCCTCCTAACTTGTCTAATAAACCTAACTCGGTGAGTTCTTTTGATTTTTGATTAAGATCTACGATTAAGTCTTTTTTCTTTTGTTCTAATTGTTCAGGCGTAAGAATGGGGTTTTTTAGCGGATATAGCGGCGTTCTAGGTAGGTTTTTTAAATCAATGTTATTATTTTCTAATCCTTGCATGCATCCATTCCTAAAACAAATTTTAACTATTATTAAAGTATAATCAAGGTTTGATTTTAAGGGTTATGATAAAATCAACCGTGCAATTTCGTTCTGTTGTTGCTGGCTTAATTCTAAAAAGCGTTTTAAAACCCGCTCATCGCTTTCTCCAATGCGATAAAATCCTAAAATGTTTTTAATCTTGGTTTCTAGTTCGTAATATTCTCTTATCGTTTGGTTCTTGTCTCTAAAAACAGCCTTCGCATAGTTTCTCCCTCCCCAGTTATTATTATAAAACTGTATCCCTAAAAAATTGTCTTTAGTCCCTAATTGTTTAAGGGTGATGCGTTCGTTACCTATGGCGTTACTTTCGTTGTTTAGGTGGTGTTTTTCTCGCTCTCTGTCTTGTTTAGCGCTTTCTTGGTGGTATTTTTCTCGCTCTCTGTCTTGTTTAGCGCTTTCTTGGTGGTATTTTTCTCGCTCTTTTTCGTTTTTTTGTCTTTCTAGGTTTTGCTTTTGTTGTTCTATAGGGTTTTTTGCTTGTTCTTTTTGATTTATAGCGTTTTTTAGCGTTTCGATGTAGTTTTGCTTGGCTTTAATGCTTTCTTTCAATTTTAGGGCGTTTTCTTGCTCTTTAACGTTTAAGCCTTTGCTACCTTTTAAGCGTTCTTCTTCTTGTTTAATAGTGTTTTCTAACTTTTCAAGCCTTGCTAAATCTTTCTTACTGATTGGCGCGCTTAAGATCTTAAGCCTTAAACCTTTGGCGTATTGGGAAATCTGTTTGAAAAATAAGGCGCTTTCTAAATTTTCGCTTTGTTCATTGAAATTTAACACTAAATCATAAAACTTCAAGGCTTTCACTTGTTCCATGCCTTTTAAAGCGTTGTAGCTATCATTACCCGCTAAAAACTTCTGGTAGCTGTTATCTAAAACCTGGTTTAAGGCGTTGGTTTTAAAGCGGTTATTGATGCCGTCCATGTTATTGGGCGCGTTTAGGGCGTTGTAGGTTTCTTTGCCAGGATTGTGATACTCAAAAATAAAGCCTTTTGGTAGTATCGCATAAGGAGCGGTTAAAAAAAAATTCATTAGCGCATTTTCACTACTAGATCTATTTAAGGCGCTTTCTTGCTTGGCTTGAATATTAGGAGGGTTATCCGTCAAAAAATTAAATTCTTTCTTCCATTTTGATTGCTTTTTAAGCTTTTTAAGTTTTTGTTTGAGTTCTTCTAACTTCTTCAAGCTTTCTGTAATTTCTTTTTTAGCGTTCGTTTGTAATTCTAAAGCGTTTAATTTTTCTTCATCTTGTTTTATCGCGTTCTCGTTAGCGGTTATTTCATGATTGATGCCTGCTATTTCTTGGTTTAAGCGATCTAGTGCTTGGTTTGGTTGGTCGGTTTGATTATTTAGGTTGCTTATTTCGTGGTTTAGGCTGTTAATGCGGTTTTGAATGTTTGTTATTTCGTGGTTTAGGCTGTTAATGCGGTTTTGAATGTTTGTTATTTCGTGGTTTAGGCTGTTAATGCGGTTTTGAATGTTTATAATGCGTTCAAAGGAGCTTTTTAGCCTTTCATTAGTGTAGTAGTTTTTCTTGGCTAAGAATTTTTTAATGACGGAGTAATAGCCTTGCGGATCGTCGTAATATCCTACAATTTGCTCATTTTCATTGCCTACTTGCCATGGGAAACCCCTAAGGCCGCTACTACTTGCGTTACTTAAAGCGTTCCCTAAAGAATTGATAAAACCGCCTAAAAGATTAGAGCTAGAGCCTGAACCGCTAGATCCCGATCCTACGCCTATGTCAATCCAACTCATGCTACTTTTTCCTTAATGCGTTTGAATTTCTTTAATCTTATTGTTTAGGGCTTCCACTAAAGCATAATCCTTGCGTTCTAAAGCATAAGCTAAAGAATTTTTTAAGCCTTTAATTTTTAGTTCTACTAATGAGCTTTTTTGATAGAGTGAATCAATAGGCTTGAATCTTTTTAGAAAGTCTAAACCTCTAAAATCTCCGCTAACAAGCCTTTTAAAAAAAATAGGGTATTTTACATCGCTTGGCGTTAGATAATGCTCAGCAATGTATCTAAACTCTTCGCTTTCAAGCATTGTTGTATAAACTCTCGCTTCTAGAAGATCTAATTTACCGGGCGTTATTTTCTCCTTAGCGCTCTTAATGGGTTTAACGCTATTTTGCGCTAAAAACGAATTAAGGATTTTGAGTAAATCGCTTTGCGTGAAGGGTTCAAAATTTTCAAGGGTTTTTAAAACCATTTTGTAATTAAAATCCTTTTGTTGCGTGGTGAGTTCCGATCGTAAGTGATAAGCGCAATAAAATTTAAAGCCGTTAATCTTGCTTAAATTAGGGCGCTTGTTCAATTTTTGATAATCTCCTAAGTCCTTGACGCTAGGATCTTTTATTTGTATTACACTCATGTTGGTAATGTGGTTTTTCAAACACAAATCCAGCGCTCTAATGGTAGCGTCTCTCCCTGCGCTATCGTTATCAAAACTAAAACACAGCTCCACTCCTAGCTTATTCAAAAAAGCTAAATGCTCGTTAGTGAATGCGATCCCGCATGTGCAAATCGCATTTTTATAATTAAAATATTCGTAAGCTAATACATCAAAAAAGCCCTCGCATATAATAACCTGTTTTTTTCTTTAATATTTTCAAGCGCGCGGTGGTAGTTAAACAAAAAAAAGCTTTTGTTAAAAAGGCTTGTTTCTCTGCCGTTAATGTATTTAGGGGCTTTGTCGTTCCTTAGAAATCTAGGGATATACAAACGCGCGCTAAAGCTCCTAATTTGGCCTTTGCTATCCTTTAACGGTATTGTGATGCGGTAGTTGCAAAAACATTTTAATTCTTGTTGCTCGTTTTTGTTAGAAAAAAGCCCGCTAGAAATCAATTCACTAACGCTAAAGCGCTCTTTCAAAACTTCTAAATCTAAAGGCAAACAAAAACCTAAATCATAAGCCTCTATCATTTCTAAACTAATCGCGCGCTTGTTAGTTAAATACTCTAACGCTCTCGGTTCGTTTTTTAGCCTTTCTTTAAAAAGGTTGTTAGCAAACGCTAAAATTTCTTTTAGGTGGTTGTTTTGTTCGATTTTAGCATCGGTTTCGTATTCTAAAGCGTAATGATAGATTTGCGCTACTTCTTCCACGGCTTCAATGAAATTTAACTTTTTGTATTCTTGCAAAAACTTCAATGCATCACCGCTAACACCACACCCAAAACACTTATAAATATTTTTTTCAGGGCTTACGATAAAACTAGCATTCCGCTCATCATGAAACGGGCAACACGCTTTAAAATTGGCTCCGATCTTGTAAAGATCAATATAATTTTCTAAAACTTCCAAAATTTGAATGCGATCTTTTAAGCCTTCAAAATTTTTAATTTTCATATCAAGTCCTCGTGTTCGTATTCGTCATGTTGAAAAGGTTGGCTAGTGAAATCCATTTCAAAAAAACGATAATTTACATTTTTTACATATCGATAACCGCTTAATCCCGTTTGCTTGTTTTTCAAGATCAGGACTCGCCTGTGCTTGGATCGCTCGGTGAAGTCTTTGATCTCTGGTAACTGGTTTTTCTTTAGCCTTTCTATGCGGATCATCAAATGCGCTTCATGACCGCCTTTGCGTGATCCGGTTGGCGTGTAGCTGTCGTTTTTGGAATTTTGAATAATTAAAATGATCAATACTTGCAAATTCCTAGCGCAATCGCCCAAGGCGCTAAATTTAGAGGTTTCTATTTCTTCAATAGTCTTTCCTATTATGGGCGCTTGTATCTTCATCTGGCTGTCTATCAAAAAAACCTTATGCCCTTCTTTAGCTAGCGTTCGTATTTGAGAAATGAGATCATTTAATTCGCAACTTTGATCATCTATAAAATAATGATCGCCTTTAATCGTAAAGTTTTTATCTTTCAAGGTTTCAAGATGCTTTCTTACGCTAAATTCAAACCCAAAATAAGTAACCTTATGCTTTTGTTGCGCATGCATCAAAAACTGCACTCCTAAAAGCGTTTTACCGGCTTCGGGATCACCACTGAGTAAAACGATTTGCCCTAATTCTATCCCTCCGTCCATGATAGTGTCTAAAAAGTTAATACCGGTTTCAATCTTTTCAATAGGAGGTTTATTTTTAAAATACTCTTCCCACTCCCAAAAATATTTACCATTTCTAACGACGCCTAAATTAATGTATTTGTTCAAAAACTCATAATCAAAAACTTCACTCTTGCGCGTGGCTTCTTTGAGTTTGTTAGCTAGGTGTTCTTGCATTTGAAAACACAAATGCGTTTTAAAATCGCTCTTCAAATTCAAATAATCCGGATAGCTATCGGCTGCTAAAATGCGTTTAAACTCTTCGCTTTCAAATTCCTTCTCGCCGATCCTTAGCTTAATGGTTTCAAGCCTTGGCGTTTGGTTTCGGTGGTTCATGCCCATTAAAACCTTAATGAGCTTCTGGTTAAAAGGCGTAAAACTTTTTAAGCTGATGTCTTCTAAAAAATCCTCTATGTGCTTGGGATAGTCTAAAAAACTTTTCATTATCAAATTTTCCATGTCGTTTCCTTAGTGTTTCTTTCGGTTCTTTTCTTCTAAAACTTCTAAAAAGCTGTCAAATTCTCTTAATGCCAAATGCACGAAAAGGTTTTCTTTTTTAAACTGCTTAAGGCCTTTCAAAATAGCTAAACGGATGATTTGCGCTAGCTTGTAATTCTTTTTTCTTTTGAGCCTTTCTAATTCTTTCAAGTTGCTTTCTCTTAAGCTTATTTTTTTGGGCTTTGCTAACAAGAGATCTTTTATAAGCTCGTTGTGATTTTTTCCATGCTTGTTCATCGTTGTGTCCTTTCTGCGTTTCTATAAAAAAAATAATAAAGCGTTCTAAAATAACGCTTCGGCTTTTGTTTTCTAAATTTTTAAGCACTTCAAAAATTTGTAAAAGCCCGTTTTCAAATAACACGCTATTAGTCCATACCTTGGGCTTGAAATTCTTGTTAGCGTGCTTGTAACTCCAACTTCGCATGTTCAACCTACCAGATGCAAAGCCCGTTATATTTGGGATTAGGCTTATAGTCATCAAAATTATCCATGACTTCTTCGTCTTTTTGTTTGGCTTCGCTTTTGTAGCTTGGCTTTTCAAAACGCATGACCTCATAGATTTCGTTATAGTTTCGGCGGATCGATTGGTTGATACAAGCCACTAAATCGCATCCTTGCGCCTTCAAGGCTTCGGCTTGGTGTAATAACGCCTTTTTTGTGCTATAGCTTAATTTGTGCTTCTCGCTGCGATAATTCAAAAATTCTTCAAAAGCTGACCTTTCACCTTGGTTTAGGTGTTTGGTGTCTAAATTCCCTAAAATAGAGCTAAAAAACGCACTAAAACGATTAAACAAACTAAGATTTTTACTCTTTGAACTTTTAAGATCAAAATTTTTATAATTTTTTAGATCTTGATCGTTCTTGGAAACTTGATTTTTTTCTGCAAATTCTTGAGTTGAAAAATTTTCACTTACGCGTATATTTTCATGTTTATTTTGATCTTTTATTAAGGTAAACACATTAAAATTTTTGCTTGTGGATTGAGCTTCGCTATCATGGGCGTTAGAGGCTTCTTTTTGCGGTTTTGACCTAAATAAAATGATTTTATTTAGGTTGCTTGCTTTTTTAGCTTGTTTTTCGCTCGGATTTTTGGAATGATTTTTTAAAACAAAGCGTAAAAATTTCCCAAACGTTCCATCGCTTTTGCGCTCCCTTTCAAATTCAATGTAACCTAAATCTTTCAACTCGTTCAAGTATTTGCAAACGGTTGGAAGGCTACGATTAAAGCGTTTAGCGATATCTTCTAAACAGAGTTTAAAAGTGGTTGCGTGCTTCTTAATATAAGCGTAAATCGCTATCGCTATGTCAGAGACTCGTTCATCGTCGCATATATCGTTTGAAATTTGCGTATAACCGAATTTCATGGGTTGCTTTAGGATGTAGTTCATTGTTGATCCTTTTTGTGGGTTTTAGAGCCTTTTAAGGCTTTTAAATAGATGCATAAATCTTTACCGAGTTCGTTCAAATAGCAAACCTTGTAATAGTTGTTTTTGGTTTCTTTTTCTTTCTTTCTATTGACGACCCATTGATCGCATAAGCCTTTTTTTTCAAGCTTGTTGAAAATCTTAAGCGTGTAGTAGTAATCAATGTTGAGATCTTTTGAAATCTTGTCGGCTGTTTTGGGTAAATACGCTTGCTTAGAAAGCGCGCTTAAAACTTCTAAATCGATCGGCTGTAGTTTTTCTTGTTCCATTTCAAACTACCTTTTTTTGGAGTAAGATAGAATAGCTTGTTACGCGCTTATTCCTAACATTGCAAACGCTCTTCCTAATCGTGTGCATTTTTTGGAGTTTTTCTAATTTTTGGATGAAATCAAAAAAACTTAAATCCGCATCGCTTTCCTTGATCGTTTGGTAGCTCAAGTATTGGAATAATCTCATGGTGTTCTCCTTGTTGTTTTCTTTCATAGCATCCCCTTTAAAAATTTAGCCCTTTCTTTGTCTTGCTTATGGATGTAGTGGCTGTAAGTTTTGTAAGTGGTGTTTAAATCTTTATGCCCTAGCATTTTGCTAACCCACATGGCCTCTTCGCCCTGGCTTAGCATCAAGCTCGCGAAGGTGTGCCGTGTGGTATAAAGCTTTCGGTCTTCTAGGTTCAAGGCTTTTAAAAGCTTTTTGAAATGCCTTTGAAATACGCTTGATCGTTTCGGCATGTCTATGAAAACAAATTTTTTATTTGCTGGTTCGCTTTCTTTTAGCTCTTTTAGGATTTTTTCCACTGGCTCTAATAGATCAACTTCTCTAACGCTTGGCTTGTTTTTAGGGCTTGTGATTTGGCCTAATTCGTTCAAGGACTTGTTAATAATGATCGTTTTTTCGTTAAAGTCAATGTCTTCCCACATTAAAGCTAACTGCTCGCCTGTGCGTAAGCCGGTAAAAAACGCTACCATTAAAAACGCTTTTAATCGTAAGCTTGGAGCGTTTTTTATTAGTAATTTGATCTCTTTTAAACTAAAAGGATCGATCGCTTTGGCTTCTTGGGCATTTTTTAGCGTGATAGCAAAATAAGGACTTTTCTCGATAAAGCGTTCCGTTTCACAAAACGCTAAAAAGCTTTTTAGGTTAGCGTTTAGGTTGTGGATCGTGTTTTTCTTGTAGTGTTTTAGCGTTTCTTCGTGATACTTTGCGATCTTTTCTTGCGTGATTTTTTTAAGCTTATCGCCTTCTTTTAGATCCATCACTCTAAAAACGCTATTGAAAACATTTTCTAAGGAGTTGATACTCGTTTGTTTTAACCCTATTTTTAACGATAAAAAGCGTTTTAATGCTTGGAGTATAGTAATCTTTGATTGGATTTTTAGCGTTCGTTTTTCGGCGAATTTAACGCGCTTATTAGCGTTTTGTATCGCTTCTAAACGATTGACAAACGCTAAAATTTCTTTTAGGCTTTTGTCTTTGAAATATTCTAACGCTTCATCGGTTTTCATTTTTAGGCAATCTGTGGCTTTTCTCAAGCTCACCCTAAAACGCTTGTTAGTCTTATCGTAATAGTTCAGGTATAGCGTTTCTTCGCCCTTGTAGTCTCGTTTGTATAAGTTAAATGCGTTTTTCATAATAACCCCTTTAAGGCGTAAGCTGTAGCTAGAATCAAGCTAAACGCTATTATTAAATACCATTCAAAACGATCCGCCTTTTTTTCTAAAGGCTTGTTAAGTTTTTTGTTAGGCTTCATTTTTGCCCCCTTGTGTTAGCTTCATCGCTTTTAAAGGCGTTTGCGTGGTTGCTTTCTTTAGTTTCAAGGCTTTTATTAGCGCTGGCTTGTGAGTTGTCTCTAATCGTGGTCATTTGACGATCGCTAAAGGCTCTTTTAGTGGGTTTTAAAGCGTGGTTTTTAGTTCGCACTGTTTTAGGATTTAGCACGATTTGGCTTTCGATCTCGCTTATATTGGCGTTATCGCTAGTTTGCCCGCTTCTTTTTTTTAGTGATTGCATCATCTGTGTGATCTCATTAAGCTGTTTAAAGATTGTAGATGTCTCGTTTTTTTGACTCATATTTTAATATTCCTTTCCTATTTTAACGCCCTATTTTAGGCGTTTGTTGGTTTAAAAATGCGTTAGCTTTTAAAAATGCTTGTTTTTTTGTGAGACAAAAAGATTAACCCCCCCCTTGGGTATTTGAACGCCAAAAGTCATCTGGTTTTTTCAAATAAGCCCCTATTTTTCGGCTCTTAAAAAAGATTTTTGCTTTTGTGCTTTTTAGGGTTTTTTGCGCTTGGTTTGGTTGGAGTTGTGAAATAAGCTATAATAAGCCCATTTTGAATACGAATGATTATTTTAATAAGGACAATCAATGAAAGATAGTTTTCTTTTCACTTCTGAATCAGTAACCGAGGGGCATCCTGATAAAATGGCTGATCAAATCAGCGATGCGGTTTTAGATTACATTATTGAACGCGATCAAAAAGCCAAAGTCGCATGCGAAACTTTAGTTTCTAACGGGTTTTGCATGATCACTGGCGAGTTAAAAACTTCTGTTTATGCCCCTATGCAAGAGATTGCAAGAGAAGTGGTTAAAAAGATTGGCTATACAGACGCTCTTTATGGCTTTGATTACAGAAGTGCGGCGGTTTTGAATGGCGTTGGCGAGCAAAGCCCTGATATTAATCAAGGCGTGGATAGAGAAGATGGCGAGATTGGGGCAGGGGATCAAGGGCTTATGTTTGGTTATGCGTGCAAGGAGACTGAAACGCTCATGCCCTTACCCATTCATTTAGCACACCAGCTCACTTTCACTTTGGCTCAAAAAAGAAAAGACAACACTCTGCCTTTTTTAAGGCCTGATGGCAAGTCTCAAGTGAGCGTGCGTTATGAAAACAACAAGCCTGTAAGCATTGATACGATTGTTATTTCCACCCAACATTCCCCAGAAGTTTCGCAAAAACATTTAAAAGAAGCCGTGATTGAAGAGATCGTGTATAAGGTTTTACCCAAAGAATATTTGCATGATAATATCAAGTTTTTTGTCAATCCTACAGGAAAATTCGTTATCGGTGGACCGCAAGGCGATGCGGGTTTGACGGGCAGAAAAATCATCGTGGATACTTATGGGGGGAGTTGCCCGCATGGTGGGGGAGCGTTTAGCGGGAAAGACCCCAGTAAAGTGGATAGGAGCGCGGCTTATGCGGCCCGCTATGTGGCTAAAAATTTGGTAGCGAGTGGGGTTTGCGATAAAGCGACCGTGCAGCTTGCTTATGCGATTGGGGTGATAGAGCCGGTGTCTATTTATGTGAACACGCATAGCACGAGCAAGTATTCAAGCACGGAGTTGGAAAAATGCGTGAAATCGGTTTTCAAACTCACGCCAAAAGGCATTATTGAAAGCTTGGATTTGTTAAGACCCATTTATTCGCTCACTTCAGCTTATGGGCATTTTGGGCGCGAGTTAGAGGAATTCACTTGGGAAAAAACCAACAAAGCTGAGGAGATTAAAGCGTTCTTTAAGCGTTAA